GATAAGTAGAAAAAGACATAGCACCACCAAAGAGAAGTAGTTTTTATGAAAAGTTGCTGGATAAAATGGAAATCGGACACAGTGTGTTTGTTACTAAAGACCAATACGAACCCCTGCGTTACCGCTTTAGAAAAAGGAAATGGCCAATGATGGTCAGATCTAAAACTGTTGATGGTGTAGTTGGGTACAGAATATGGCGAATATAAAAAAATTTATTTTATGGGTTGACAGAAAATGAAAGACGATATTAAAATCTTCTCAACAAACACAGACTGTACAGAAGTAAAGCTAGCTTTACAGCAAAGTTTACAGAAAAGTATACAAGCTTTACAGTCTAATCCTAAAAATAATATTGTAAAAGAAAAGACAGACTGTACAGCTAGCTATACAGTAAAGTCTACCTTGGCTAACCTTGGCAAGATTACAAATTACCATTACAAAAAAGCTATACAAAAACGCAAAGAAGATGAAGTTCAATGGCGTGAAGCAAAAGTTTTAAAAAAATTGCGTATGACTTATAGCATTAGTGATTATAAAGATTTCTTTAATGCTTATTGCAGAGCATCATCGTTTGAACGCAGAGATGTTATTGATAATTTGTTTAAGAAGCTTGGCCTATGATGGATGTAGTACAGCTTAATGATTTGTTCTTTGAAGCAGCAGAAACAGACAGACGATTACCGCCAGCCATTCGTAAACAGAAATTGACAGCATGGCCTGAGTACCCAGTAGATTGGCATGGGTATGGTTGGACGCAACAAGGTGAAACATTAACCAAAGCAACAGCAGAACAGATTAGTCGGTTTGACCTGGCATTACAGTATTGTTTGCAAATGCCTTTGGAAGATAGACGGTTAGTCTGGGCAATTGCACATAGTGCAGCGTATCGTTACCGTGGGGCGCAGTGGACGAAGATTGGACGCCTAATGGGTTTTAAAGATAAGCGCATTGTTAAAAGAAAATATGAGGAAGCATTGGTTAAATTGTATTATAAATTGAAAAATGATTTCCCAAATGCACCTAAATAATGTATGTTTTCTTTAAGATTGCACTACATATAGTGTAATACATATTTCCTCCCAAGAAATATAATTGGTAACTGGCAGATCAGCTTAAACCCTTTCTAACTAATAATACGACTATAAAAGCTGGTCTGTCTTTTTTTTGCAGGCATTATGAAAAAAGTAACAAAGAAAATAATGGAAGAGATTAGCAATCGTTTAGCCAATGGTGATAGTTTGGTTAAGATTTGTAAGTCAGAAGATATGCCTTCATACAGAACTGTAACAAGAGCAGTACAAGGTGATGAAGAGATGTGGGATTTGTATCGTAGAGGGCGTGTCTTACAAGCTGAGTATTTTTCAGATCATATAAATGATTTAGCAACAGAGCCTTTGCCAACTGGTGAAGAAGTAGATAATCGTATTTTAAATGCAGAGGTACAGCGTAGACGATTAGAGATTGATACGTTGAAATGGACGCTGGCAAGAATTCAGCCGTATGGTTTAAGAGATAAGAAAGAAGATGCCAATGCTAACATGGGTAGCATTACATTGTCATGGGCAAATGGTGAAGTAACAGCTAATGGATCTTAGTGACAAAGAACAGAACCTTATTAAGTATCATAGGGAAGTATTAGCTAATAAAGATCACATGATTGAAGATGGTGCATTAACTTCTATTTACATTGTTGGTGTGACCAATCCTGCTAATGGCAGAATATACAATGTTCCAGGATACTTTGACGGTAAGATACAGTCAGACAAAAATGCAGCAGACAGAGCAAACAGCATTGGTTGGGATAAGTTTCCTAGCTATGAAAGTGGTGAGCAAGCAGACAGAGCAGCAGAGAAGCTTCATAAGATTATTGAGCAGGATGGCGTAGAGTTTATGTCATTGTTAACACAATCCAGAGGAGTAGAGAATGGGCAGGGGCAGACCGAAGAAGAACAAGGACAGTTCAGACGATCTGAAGAAAGCTATAATTCAGGGCAAGATATTGAAGAAGACCAAGAGCAGATCTCTCAGCTTCTTCCAATGGTTAAATAAAGTTTTAGGACTAAAGAAAGGTTTAGGTAGTGATGTACGGTAAGCCAATTAAAAAGACAAAGAAATCCAAGAAAAAGAAGAAAGGTAAGTAATGTCACTTTACAAAAATATTCATGCTAAGAGAAAAAGAATAGCAGCAGGCAGTAAAGAGAAGATGCGTAAACCAGGATCTAAAGGCGCACCAACAGCTAAGACTGCTAAGAAGAGATGAGAGACTACAAACAAGAGTACAGTAGTTATCATGGTAAGCCTGACCAAGTTAAGCGTAGGTCTAGTCGTAACAAAGCTAGACGTAAGATGTCAGCGTTGGGTAGAGTCAGCCGTGGTGATGGCAAGGATGTCGATCATCGCGATGGCAACCCAATGAACAATGGTAGTGGTAATCTGAGTGTGCTGAGTAAGAGTAGGAATAGGCGTAAGAGGTAGGGATATTGTATATATATAACGCCCTGCCTGACACAGCTACGCGCGCAAGGCAGGCACCCCTCGACAAAATATTTTTGACCGCCTTCATAGTTCGGTAACCATTTGGTCTAAGGTCTTTGTGTATCAATAGGTTGGCTGGATTTAAATTAATATTGTACCCAAAGTGTACCCAAAACAGAGTGCTAAATTCCTACGCGCACCCCATACCACCCCCAAAGTTGGGCGCAGGATGTAGTATCGATATATAGCCTTTATAGGAGTGTCTTACACACATGCAGATTGTCATTCCATACAATCCAAGAAGATTGCAAGCAGAGTTGCATTCAAACTTGGACGCTCACAGATGGGCGGTCGTTGTATGCCATCGTAGAATGGGCAAGACGGTTATGGCCGTTAACCATTTATTGAGGGCAGCAATACTGTGTGAAAAGCCTAGTCCAAGGTATGCTTATTTGGCGCCAACGTATAGGCAGGCAAAGAGTGTTGCCTGGGATTATTTAAAGCAGTTTGCTGGCGCTATACCGAACGTGAAGTTCCATGAAACTGAATTGCGGTGTGATTTACCTAATGGCGCTAGAATTAGTTTGTTAGGTGCTGAGAATCCAGATTCCTTGAGAGGGATTTATTTGGATGGATGTTTTATGGATGAGGTTGCTGATATGCCTGAGAGCGTTTTTCCTGAAGTGATCAGGCCAGCGTTATCAGATAGGGGCGGTTTCTGTTATTTTGTAGGAACCCCTAAAGGCCAAAATATGTTTTTCGAATTATATGAGCAGGCGCTTCAGAGTGATGAATGGTTAACAGCTATTCACAAAGCGAGTGAAACAAAGATTGTAGCTGCGGATGAATTGGAAAGCGCAGCGCAGACAATGACGGTGGACCAGTATGCGCAGGAATATGAGTGTAGTTGGGTTGCCAATGTACCAGGGAGTATCTTTGGAAAAGAAATGGAAGCGGCGATGGAGAGTGGCCGTATTTGTAATGTTCCTTATGATCCTACCAGCAGGGTTGATACCTTTTGGGATTTAGGTGTTGGTGATTCTACCGCGATTGTGTTTACGCAGTCTGTTGGAAGGGCGGTTCATGTTATTGATTGTTATGAAGCAAGGGGCGAAGGTTTGCCACATTATGTAAATGTTCTTCAAAAGAAGGATTATTTATATGGTGATCATTTTGCACCGCATGACATTGAAGTCAGAGAACTAGGCACTGGCAAATCCAGAAGGGAAATTGCTTGGGATCTAGGATTAAATTTTAGAGTTGTTCCTAAGTTACCTTTAGAGGATGGTATTCATGCTGCACAGATGCTTATTCCACGCGCGTGGTTTGACGCAGAGAAATGTAAGTTATTGCTCAACGCGCTTAGACAGTACCATAGGGCATATAATGAAAAGAATAGGGCGTTTCGTTCATCACCAGTGCATGATTGGTCTTCACATTTTGCGGATGCATGGCGGTATTGTTCGATTGGTATTCAGGAAGTTAAGAGTGATGGCAGGCCGCCGCAATTAATGGCCAATAATAATTATAACCCTTTTGATCAGTTAGGAGTTTCATAATGGGATTTTTAAAAGCACCAGCGCCACCAGCGCCAGTACAACAGACAGCGCCAGTACAACCAGACCCAGTTATTACACCATCTGCTGTAAAAGAAACAAAGAATGTTACTAAAGGAACAGCGGTTAAAAAAGGACAATCAGCAGCACTTGTTACTGGTGGTCAGGGATTAATGACAGAAGCGCCAACACAAGTTCCGACTTTGTTAGGGCAAAATAAGGTATCATATTAATGGCAGATGATAAAAGGGCAGCTTTATTATTAAAGCGGTTCCAATCACTACAGACGCAGCGTTCAAACTGGGAAAGTCATTGGCAGGATATAGCTGACTTTATTGTGCCTAGGAAGGCTGACATCACCAAGAAAAGAACTGGTGGAGATAAACGCACCGAATTAATTTTTGATGGTACTGCAATCCATGCTGCTGAATTAATGGCAGCATCACTGCATGGAATGTTAACCAATGCATCAACACCGTGGTTTCATTTACGGTTCACAAATGAGGAGTTTGAAAGCGATGACTCAGCTAAAGAATGGTTACAATCAGCAACCGATGTAATGTATCAGGAGATACATCGGTCTAATTTCCATGAAGCCATCCATGAACTCTATTCTGACTTGGTTACTTTTGGCACTGCTGTTATGTTTGTTGACGCAGATAATCCAGTCAAAGGTACAAATTTTTCAAGTACATTGCGATACAGCACACGCCACATTGCAGAATGTTATCTGTCAGAAGACGAGCAGGGGCGCGTTGATACTATATATCGAGAATTTAAATTAAGTGCCAGATCTGTTGTAAAGCAATTTGGTGAAGAAAATATCGGAAAAAATATTGCAAAAATATTTAAAGAGGATCCGCATGAATTAATTACGCTGTTGCATATTGTTATGCCTAGAGATGAACGCGACAAGTTGAAAATTGATGCAAAGAATAAACCGATCGCTAGTTTATATATGGATCCAGAAGATAAAATAATATTATCCGAAGGTGGTTATGACGAAAACCCATATTTATGCCCACGGTATTTAAAAGCATCTTTTGAGCAGGGTTATGGAAGATCTCCTGCGATGAACAGCCTTTCAGATTGTAAAATGTTGAATAAAATGTCTGAAGTAACAATCAGGGCAGCACAATTACATATTCATCCGCCGTTAATGGTTCCAGATGATGGGTTCCATTTGCCAGTAAGAACGATTCCTGGTGGTCTTAACTTCTACAGAAGTGGAACTCGTGACCGTATAGAACCACTCAATATCGGTGGTAACAATCCAGTTGGTCAGGAAATGCTTGAACAGCGAAGGCAGGCCATTCGTGCAGCGTTTTATGTCGATCAGTTGATTTTAGGCAATGCCCCAGGCATGACAGCTACAGAAGTTATACAAAGAACTGAAGAAAAAATGAGATTGCTAGCGCCAGCGCTAGGAAGGCTCCAAGCAGAACTGCTGCATCCTTTGGTTAATCGAACTTTTAACCTACTGGCAAGAAAGAAAATGTTTGCGCCTGCACCAGAATTTATGGGTAACGGTGAGATTGATATTGAATATGTATCACCGCTGGCAAAAGCACAGCGTTCAGGTGATGTTCAGTCAGCCATGCAGTTATTCCAGTTTCTTGCACCGCTTATGCAAATTAATCCTGGTGTTGTTGATTACATTGATATTGACGGTCTGGCAGAACATATCATTAAAGTTACAAATATTCCTGCAACTGTTGTACGCGGTCAGCAGGAAGTAGAAACGCTTCGCGAACAAAGAAAAGCGCAGGAAGCACAACAAGCAGAAATGCAGCAAGCGATGATGACCGCTGAAGCTGCAAGCAATGTAGCGCCAGCATTAAATGCAGTTGATAAAGCTAGTCCAGAAACGCAAGAAGGAATAGCGGCACTGATTGGTCAAGGTGGATAATGACACCAGAACAATTAAAAATTAATTACAAAGAATTGTTTGGCAAAAAAGAAGGTGAGATAATTCTAGATGATTTGGGAAAAAGGTTTGGCATGACCAGCACAACTTTTGTTCCAGATAGCAATGAAACAATTTTCAGGGAAGGGCAGCGTTCTGTATTGCTGTTTATTCAGGGAATGATAACCAAGAAAGATTTAACACAACAAGAGGAGTAACTACATGGCTGAAGATCAGGTAGCGGAAGCCCCAGCAGAAGAACCAGCAGGACAAGCACCGTCTGTAGCAGAAAGTCAAGATTTTGATTTTAGGCAGCATTTAAGTGATGAATTAAAAGATCACGCAAGTTTATCGACATATAAAGATATTAATTCAATGGCCAAGTCTTTGGTCAATGCCCAGAAAATGGTAGGTGCAGATAAAGTTGCAATACCAGGGAACTGGGCAAATGAAGATGATTGGAGCCAAGTTTATTCAAAGCTTGGAAGACCTGACGAAGCTTCAGGATATACTTTAGATGGTGGTGACGGTGCTGTTGATGAAAATGTAGAACGCTTTAAACAAATGGCGTTTAATGCAGGATTAAACACAAATCAGGCACAAAAATTACTCAATGAGTATAATGCATGGGCAACCGAAGGACAAAATGCACCAGAAGAAGATTTAAAACAGAAGCAAGTAGCTGTTGAAACCAATCTAAAAACTGATTGGGGCGATCAATATGATCGAAGAATGGCGCAGGCTAATGAAGTTCTGGAACAATTTGGAAGCAAAGAATTAGCGGAAATAGATTTAGGCGGCGGCGCTCGACTTGGTGACAATGAAACGCTTATTAAATTGTTTGCTGACATTGGTCATTTTATGCATGAGAAAATTGGCGAAGATAATTTTAGCGGCAGGGAAAGCGAACCTGGTTTAAGTGATGGTGATGTTAATCAAACCATTGCAAAATTGACTGCACCGAATATGCCGTATTGGGATAAAATGCATCCATCGCATGAATTTGATGTTGAAGAAGTTTTAAGACTCAGAGGATTGCTCAATGGAGAATAAGGAATTAAGACTAGAATGTCTTAAACTGGCTGTAAGTTATGGATCAATACAAAATATAAAAGATCCAGTAGAACTTGCAAAAACCTACCTTAAATGGGTAGTAGAAAAATCTGTAGATAAGGACAAAAGACCCCCTACAGCGAAAGCCTAACGTAAGGACGATTAGCTGGCGCAACCAGCAGTATACCCCTTTTTAAGGATAAGTAGACGAAAATTTTCACAAGTAACTTTAACTAGAAATATAGGAGAATTTAAAATTTCTACTCAGGTAACAACAGCGTTCGTGAATCAATTTTCGGCGAACGTACAGATGCTTTCACAGCAGATGGGATCTCTATTGCGATCAGCAGTAGATACAGAAACTGTCAATGGTGAGAAGGCATTTTTTGATCAGGTTGGATCCGCAGCCGCAGTTCTTAGAACCAGCAGGCATATGGATACGCCCATAATTGATACCCCCCACTCAAGGCGTCAGGTCACATTATCCGATTATGAATACGCGGATCTGATCGACTCAAGCGACAGAGTGCGGTTATTGATTGACCCAACATCAACTTATGCTAGAGCAGCAGCGGCTGCTATGGGCAGAGCAATGGACGATGTCATTATTGCTTCTCTTCATGGTGATGCTAAAACTGGTAAAGAGGGTTCTACAACAACCTCTTTTCTAGCTGGAAACAAAATCGTTCACGGTTCTGCTGGTCTAACAATTGCAAAATTAGTTAGTGCAAAGCAAATCTTGGACGCTGGTTCAGTTGATCCATCAATTCCAAGGTACATTGTTTGTTCACCAAAACAGATTTCTGATTTGTTGAATAACACCACTGTAACTAGCGCAGACTATAATACAGTTCGCGCTCTTTCTCAGGGAATCATTAGCGATTTCGTTGGATTTAAATTCATCGTATCGAATAGATTGCCAGTGGACACAAACAGTGACCGAAGAGTTTTTGCTTGGGCGCAAGATGGGATGAAATTAGCAGTTGGTAAAGAGCCAATGGCTAAAATTTCTGAGCGATCCGACAAATCATATTCAACCCAAGTCTATTACTGTCAGTCCGTTGGCGCTACGCGAATGGAAGAAGCGAAAGTAGTAGAAATAGCATGTTCAGAATAGGAGATTAGATTATGGCTACAGTATATTCTGCACAAAAGACTAAATGGAATCAAAACATTCCATCAGAAATGATTAAACCAAATGAATTAGGTGGTAGATTAAGGGTTGCTTATGGCCTTTATGAAGCTTCCAGTTTGGCTTCTGGTGATGTTATTGAGATGTTTAACTTGCCCAATGGTGCAAGGATTCTTAAAGGTGAACTCGTTCATGATGCAATGGGAAGTTCCACAACGCTTTCAGTAGGCCATGCGGCTTATGCAAACAGCGCTGGTACAACTGTTGCTCTTGATGTTGACGAATACAAAGCTGCCGCAGCTTCTACAAGTATCACAACTGTAGATATTGCAGCAACTTCAGCATTAGGTAGAAACAGCGTTGTTGACGCAAATGAAGACGGTATTCCAATTACCGTAGTCATGGGTGGCGCTGCTGGAACTGGCACCGTTGAATTAGTAATGTACTACGTTACTGATTAAATAACCCTAAGGAAGAGGTTGCGCATGACCTCTTCCTTTTTTAATTTAATTTTAAAATAATTAAGGTTTTAATTATGGCATCAGATGTAGATATTTGTAATTCTGCGCTCAAGATGATTGGCGCAAGTAATATTTCTGCTTTGACAGAAGATAGCAAGACAGCAAGAATTTGTAATCAGAGATATACATTTATCAGAGATGCTGTTTTTAGAAGCCACCCTTGGAACAGTTTAATAAAGCGTGTTACTTTAGCACCTGATTCCACAACCCCAGAATTTGATTTTTCTTATCAATTTACACTCCCTACAGATCCATATTGCTTGCGTGTTTTAAGTTTGCAGGACAATGATACCGTTCATACAATTGAAGGCAGGAAACTGCTCGCAAATGAAAGCACTGTTAAATTAAAATATGTTGCGCGTATTGTTGATACGAATGAGTATGACCAGTTATTAATCGAAACTTTATCTGCGCGTTTAGCTGCTGACATAAGTTTTGCATTGGTTAACAGCACTAGTTTAATGCAGCAAATGGAAGCGATGTATGATAGTAAAATTAGGGAAGCGCGCTTTGTTGATGCGACAGAAGGCACCCCAGACAATATTACAAACCTAACTGATAAAACGTATCAGGAAGGCGATCTATTTATTGCTTCGAGATTTTAAATGCCTAAAGTTACTGGTGCAAAACAAAATTTTACCGCTGGTGAATTAACGCCCAGATTGCATGGTAGAACCGATCTTGGACGGTATCAGAATGGCGCTAAAACATTAGAGAATTTTTTAGTCCAGCCGCATGGTGGTGTTACCAGAAGACCAGGAACAAAGTTTGTCAAAGAGGTTAAAACAAGCGCCAACCAAACAAGGCTAATACCTTTTCAGTTTAATGTTGATCAGGCGTATATTATTGAATTTGGAAATGAGTATATTCGATTTTATAAAGATGGTGGAAACATTGTTTCAGGTGGTAGTCCAGTTGAAGTAGCTACACCTTATTTAACAGCAGAATTGCCTGACATTGTCTTTGCGCAAACAGCAGATCTTATGTACATTGTACATCCAAACCATGCGCCAAGAAAATTGACAAGGACAAGTCATACAGCTTGGACATTAACAGTGGTTGATTTTTATTTTGGTTCTTTTTTAGCTGAAAATACAACAACAACCACAATTAGAACTGGTGGTGTTGAAGGTGATGTTTCAGTTATAGCTTCAGCAGATTTGTTTGTATCAACTGATGTTGGGAGATTAATACGATTTAGACAATATGGCCATGATGGTTATTTAAAAATAACTGGCTACACAAGCGCAACTGTTGTAGCTGGAACTGTACAACCTAACAACGAAGATTTTGCTGGTGATGATTTACTAGTTCCATCTTATACTGCAAGCACTTTAAGCGCGCATGAAGGTGATCCAAGCAGTACTGGTTTAGAACATAACGACAGATTTCAAGATACTGCTGGTGAATTTTTAAACAAAGGTTTTAGATCTGGTAGTTTTATTGGCACTAGTAGTTTTTCAAATGCTGCAAATAATAAAACTGGCGATAATAAATTTCATGTCGTTGATGCAACAGATACAGTACTAACTATTGCACCAGCATTTGATTTAGTTGATGAAGCTGCTGGCAGTAGCAGAAGTATTTTTGGTTTTCGTTTTGCAAACAACATATGGAATAATTGGTCTTTAGGGGCATGGTCAGGTACAACTGGGTACCCAAGGACGGTTGCTTTTTATGAACAGAGATTGGTGTTTGGCGGTACAGCGACAGAGCCGCAGACATTGTGGTTTTCAGCATCTGGTGATTATGAAAATTTTAGACTTGGAACAGACCCAACAAGCGCGTTAACGTATACGATTGGTTCTAATCAAGTTAATGTTATCCGCTATCTGTCATCATCAAACCAGTTGCTGGTTGGAACAAGTGGCGGTGAATTTGTGGTTAGAGCGTCAGGGCGAGATACCCCATTAACGCCAACAGACACACAGATTAAGCAAACAACAACTTATGGGTCTTCAACTACCCAGCCTTTGCAAATTGGTAATTCTACATTGTTCCTGCAAAGAGCAAAAAGAAAATTAAGAGAGTTTGTCTATAATAATGATGTAGCAAGTTATACAGCGCCTGACATGACCATTTTGGCAGAGCATATATCAGAAGGTGGTTTGTCTGAAATGGCCTACCAGCAAGAGCCAGATTCCAATGTCTGGGCAGTGCGTTCTGATGGTGAATTAGTATGTATGACATACCGCAGGGAAGAACAAGTTGTTGCATGGCATCGTCATATTATTGGTGGTGTATTTGGCAGCGGCAATGCGGTTGTTGAAAGTGTTGCAACGATTCCTGGTGACTTAAATGAGGATCAGGTTTGGGTTATTGTTAAAAGGACAATAGGCGGCGCAACAAAAAGATATGTTGAGTATTTATCAAATTTTGATTTTGGCACCAGCGCAGAGGATGCTTTCTTTGTCGATAGCGGCCTGACTTATTCTGGATCAGCAGCTACGTCAATTTCTGGTTTAGATCATTTAGAAGGGCAATCAGTTGCTATACTTGCCAATGGTGCAACGCATCCAAATAAAACGGTTTCCAGTGGTGCAATTAGTTTAGATTTTTCTGTTACAAAAGCGCAAATAGGACTGCCTTTTACAAGCACTTTAGAAACTTTAAAGTTTGATGGTGGGTCTGCTTTAGGATCATCGCAGGGTAAAATAAAAAGAATTAACGATATTGTTGTAAGATTATTTAGAACGGTTGGATTAAAAGTTGGTACTAGTTCAACTAATGTTGATACGGTTCCATTTAGAACATCATCATCAGCAATGGACACAGCATTATCTATGTTTAGTGGTGATAAGATAATAGAATTTAAAGGCGGTTATGATGAAGATGCTACCTTTGTTATTTTGCAGGATCAGCCATTACCTATGACGGTATTGGCTATATTCCCAACATTAACAGTGTATGATAAGTAATTGCAATTAATCGGTTTTATGGCAGACCATGCCAATGCTATTATTCAAGATGGTTTAAACGATAATCGCAATATGCCGCCTATTCAGGTAAGCCAGTTTGTTGAAGATATGTGTAATGAAAACGCAAGTTTTACTTTCGTTATTGATGATGAATTAGTGGCGTGTGCTGGTGTTTATCCAGTGTGGGATGGTCTGGGTGAAGCATGGTTTTTAGCCAGCCATCGAATATTTAAAAATCCAATTACTGTGTCCAGAGCAGTACGCCAAGGATTAAAAAAAATAATGGACGAAAATAATTATCACCGCGTTCAGGCTCATGTAAATGGTGAATGGTCAAATGCTCGAAGATGGGCAAAGTTGATGGGCATGGAAGAAGAAGGTGTAATGAAAAAATTTAGTCCAGATAAAATAGATTTTATACGTTTTGCAAAGGTAATATAATATGGCAGATCCAGTAACAGCAGGATTATTGATAGGCGGAATGGCGGCAACAGCCGTAGGAACTAGTCAAGCAGCCAAAGGTGCCAGACAAGCTGGTGATTATAATTATGGTGTTGCTAAAAGAAATGAAAAGGCTGCACAGCAAAAAGCTAAATTAGTTAAATTAATGGCTGAAAGAGATGTCATTGATTTTAGAAAACAGTTTAGAGTTTTAAACAAAGCTACTGCACAACAATTTATGAAAAGCGGAATTGTGGCAACAAGTGGAACCGCCCTTGAAGTTCAAATGGCTAACGCTATTGAAGCTGAAAAAGACATACAAAGAATGAAATACAATGCAGAAGCTGATGCAAGTGAAATACGCGAAAAGGGTGTTAATGAGCGTTTAAGAGGTGAACTGGCATTGTATGAAAGCAAAGTTCAAGCACAGAATATAAGAATGAAAGGCATTGGGAGTTTATTAGGCCAAGGCGCTCAACTAAAACCCTATATATAATATGAAAGTTCCAACATATACATCACAAGTTAAGCTTACCAGATCTGGCGGAAGCGGTTTTCTTTCTGCAAGAATGAACCCAAACACTGCTGCATCAAGTGGTGGCACAATTGCTACTATTGGAAGCGAAATATTTGATTTAGGTATAAAAAAACTTGATATAGAAGCTAAATCCCAAGTTAACAATGCTGCGTTATCTTTAGAGCAGGAACTTTATGAAATTACAGAAAAAAATAAAAATAATTATTTACAGCCATTAGCCGCTGAAGAATTGGTTGAAAAGCAAATTAAAGCTACTATAAAAAAATATAATTCTGGAAAAGTTACTGATGGTTCTGGGTCTTCATTATTATCTAATAAAAAGGCACTTTCATCTTTTCCATTAAAAGCACAAGAACTGGCCAGTAAATATCTTATCGATTTTAAGAAAGAAAATAACAAGCTTATTGTTGAATTAAATAAAAACCTATTATCAGAGCAAACTGACAATGCAATTAATGTCGTAACAAATTTTAAACTAACAGATTATGACAGACTACAAGCATATAATAATATTTTTAACGAAGAAAAAAATATTTTAAAAGATGCTGTTATAAAAGGTGATATAAACACAACAGAATATTTAGAAAGAATAGATAAAAGTCTTGAAAATGTTGTCATTGGCACAATGGAAAAACTCATGCAAAATTCAGATGATGCGTTTGGCGTTGCTATGGCATTTAGTGAAGGAAATATTCCAGACGTAGTAATGCAGAAAGCACTTGGTATTCTAGATAAAACCAAAAAACTATCACTCACCAAAAGTTTGATTACGCTTGCTAATTCTATCGACAAACAAAAAGATGACGCTATAAAAGAAAACGAACTTAGAATTGAAAAAGACAAACTTAATATATATAATTCTATCTTTAATGGTGACTATGACGATCCTCTACATAAAGCCAAAGTTGATGCTAATGTTAAATTGCTAAAAGGCTTAAATTATTTTGATCCAGCAAAACTCAACTCTTTGAATAATTATTTCAAAATGTATGCTCCTCCAGAAGAAAAAGAAGTACCGCTAAAATCAAAACAAACTACTTTAAATATGCTTTATCAAGCTGATTTAGACGGTGAATTATCGATAGAACTTGTAACAAATAGTTTAATGGACCTTATTCAAAAGGACAGAGATTATTTTATGAAGCGAGCAGTTACAGAGTTTGATGGACAAATTTCTGAAGCCGAAAATGCGGCAAAAACTATTATTGCTTCTTCAATGAAATATGAAAAATATAAAGATGGCATTGATGCTTTGTCTAAAGCTGCCAGCGCTCAATATCATTCTGCTATAGGAGATTTTACCAGATGGCTTACTTCAAATGGTAAAAATGCTAGTTATGAAGAAATAATTGATAAAGCAGAAAAAATTATTACAAAAAATCAAGAACCATTAAAAGCAATTATTCAAAACGAATTTGATAGAAGAGTTGTTCTAATGATGAGTAGTCCAATAATGGATGGCGCAGATTTTGATCCGCCTGATGGCAATAGATATAAAAGTTTATTAAATTTTTTTAAAAAACCAGAAACAATTAAAAAAATGCAGAGTAATGCATTGTTAATGAGTTTCTATAACAATCTTATGGAATTTGCTACTGAGGATGTTAAATGAGCGATTACGAAGCAGAACAATACAATAAGTATATTATTGGTAGCCTTGCAAACATGGCTAAACCGCCAGTGGACAATACTGACAATATCCCAGTTGATGGCGTTGTTCGTCCTAAAGAAGTTTATGACCAATTGCCAGTTGGTGCAGCAAATGTAAATTCTGCTCTCATGTCAGCCGCTATGGATAATATGCCTTCTAATCTAGTGTCTGGCGCTGCAAGTGTTGGAAGCGATTTATCTAAAGCTATTCCTATAGGCGCTGCTAAAGGTGCTGAAGAAACATTTGATGCAGCAGCAGATATAGCTGGCATTCCTGGTGACTTGTATGGCGCTGGTATGAAATACTTAGGTTTGATGGATCAAGACAAAATGGTTATGGGCGGCAGTAACTCATTAAAAATGGTTTTTGATGCTTACAGTAATTTTGTAAATGACAACAT